ATTTGACATTCTGATTTAATCCTGATACAATCGGTACAGGTGATTAATATGGTATGTTTCAATCCGATTCTCATGTACCCAGTCGAAGGAGCAGTTACGAAAAACGGGAAACAACATTATAGTTTCTACGGCAGCCTTGCTTCTCATCCTGAACTTGCTGGCGATAGCCGTTTCATTCGCTGCTCCTGCAAGCAGTGTATCGGCTGTCGGCTCGAAAATAGTAGACAGTGGGCTGTCAGAGCTGTTCATGAAGCCCGTACTTCGTCTTCAGCTTATTTCGTTACTTGTACTTTCGATGATTATCATTTGCCTCATGATAAAAGTTTGAACAAAAAATTTCATCAGACTTTCATGAAAAATCTTCGTCGCGAGTATGGCAGTGGTATTCGCTTCCTCGGCTGTGGTGAATATGGTGAACTTCATGGCCGTCCCCATTATCATTATATATTGTTTAATATTGATTTCAGCGACAAAGTTCTTCGGTTCCGCGCAGACGGTTATAATACTTATACTTCTGCTCGTTTTTCGAAAATCTGGAAATACGGTATGCACCTTATTGGTGAGTTTAGTTTCGACGCTGCTGCCTACGTTGCCCGTTATATAATTAAAAAGCAGACAGGTAGTAAAGCTGCTGATCATTATAATGGCCGTACTCCTGAGTTCATGCTGGCATCCAATCGTCCCGGTATAGGCGGAAAATGGCTTGAAGAGCATGGTGAAGAATGTTATGCTAACGACTTCGTTGTCATCAACGGTAAGAAGATGCGTCCTCCTCGTTATTATGACAATAAATTCGATGAAACTCATCCTCACTGGATGGAATACATTCGTAATAACCGCGTCGAAAAGATGCTTCATAACTTGGAGAACAATACTTATGAGCGCTTGGTTGACCGTTGCCGCGTTCAGGAAGGTAAGTACAAGCATTTTCTTGGCAGAAAGCTTGACAAAGTATTATGACTGTGTTATCATTAAGTCAGAAATGAGGTGATACTTATTAGTGAACTTGAAGCTGTTGAAAAGTTCTGCAGTAATCGTAATATTTTTTTTAATTATTCTTTTTGCGGAAGCAAATATGCTGCTTACCGCCTTAAACCTGATGATTCCAGAGTTATTCGTCTCGATAATGACTATTATGTCATATCAGCTACGCTATATCTCATGATTCGTAGGTATTTAGTCGCACTTAGAAAAGGAGATGGTTCCGCTGAGACTCTATTCGATTTATGACAATAAGGCTGAACAATTCAGCCCTCCACAGGTCTACCACAATGACATGCTTGCGCTGCGAGCTTTCGAAGGTTTAGTGAATGATGATAAGACGCTTATTAATAGTTATCCTGAAGATTTCAGTCTTCATTATGTCGGTAACCTTGGCGATTCTGATGGCCGTTACTATATTGATGGTTCTGACGAAACCCGCGTTCCTATATTGGTTGGTCGCGCCGTAGATTACGTGCATGATGTTGACAATGGTCCTATTAAATGATAATCTAATATAGAGCGTATCAGAAAAAGGACGGTCTCGCAAGAGATCGCCCTTTTTTTGTACGCCACGCCCGCCGCGTCTAGGCGCCTGCGAAAGGAGGTGAAACTATGAAGTTTAAAACAGCTTACGATCCCGTAGAAGAGCATGACCATTGCGGCATTGAATTCACTATGCCGTCTCTCGCTGTTCAAGATGAAAAAGAAGAAACTGATATCAATTACATCGTTAATAAGTACGCAGATGGTCAGAAAGGCATAGCTACTCTTGATCTCGGTGATAGTTCGCAGTATGCTTATCTGCAGTTCGGAGATGCAACGCTTCCCGGTGACTACAGCACGGCTCTAGAACTTGTTTCCGGAGTTCGTGAAGAATTCTACAGCCTGCCTGCTTACGTTCGAGCGAAATTCGGTCACGATCCTATGAATTTCATCAGCCAATTGAATAACCCTGAAACTCTCGATTATCTCCAACGAGAAGGTTTATATGGCAGCAACAAGTCTACCGTCGAACATCAATCGTTCGCTAGTACAGGAATTACACAAGAAAAAGATAACACTTTAACTGAAAATCAATCAGAAACACAAAAATAGGCGTCACCGAAGCCAGTTACTTACTTGATGTAACTGGCGTAGGTGACGCAAAAATAATCTAAAACCTAATAATAATTTTCTTCAGGTTAATTATTAGGTTTACACTTCTAAGAAGGTGAAAAATTGGCTCGAAAAATTAGAGTTAGAGGTCATCGCTTCAGCGATGCTCCTGCAATGTATATGCGTCGAACGAAATTCGACCGTTCGCACGTCTATAAGACAACTTTCAATTCAGGCAAGCTTATCCCGGTCTTCGTCGATGAAGTACTGCCTGGCGATACTACTAGGATGTCTGTTAATTACTTCGCTCGTCTGGCCACTCCTATTAAGCCTGTTATGGATAATATCTATCTAGACTGGTTCTTCTTCTTCGTCCCTAATCGCCTTGTGTGGGACCACTGGCAGAATTTCTGCTTCGAACAGGAAGATCCTGACGATAGTACTGATTATGTCATCCCTGCTATTATGGCAAATGATAACAAAAATAATACTTATGTAGGTTCTCTATGGGACTACTTCGGCTTACCCGTGAACACGTCTGGTACTATAAGTGGCGTTAGTGCTCTTCCATTCCGCGCTGTCTACCTCATCTGGAACGAATGGTTCAGGGACGAAAATTTGCAGAAATCGGTCAAAATCCAAAAAGGCGATACCAATGAAGTATTGGATTCTTCTCGCGCTGCTGATCAGCCTTCTTGGGTTTTCGCATCGGAGACCAATATTGTTCCCGGCTTAGCCTGTCCCCCTCGTGGTAAGCGTCATGATTACTTCACTTCCGCATTGCCGTGGACACAGAAAGGCCCTGGCGTTAATATCTCATTAACTGGTAACGCTCCCGTTTTCGGTAACGGTCAGCGTCTTGGTCTCGCTCCTAATGACGCTGGTAATACAGTTGGCTATCTTTCAATGACTGGTAACGTTGGCGCGATTCTTCGTACTGGAGATGGTTCCGAATGGAACTCTGGGCAATCTGCTTTCGTTACATCCGATAAGAGTAATTCAGGATTGCTCGCCGATCTTTCTGATGTTTCCGCTATCACTATCAACGGTCTTCGCACTGCTTTTCAGATGCAGAAGTTCTATGAGCGCCTTGCTCGCGGTGGTAGTCGATATACAGAAGTGCTTCGCTCTTTCTTTGGCGTGGTTTCTCCTGATGCAAGACTGCAGCGTCCTGAATTTTTAGGTTCATTCACTAAGATGGTCATGGTCAATCCAATAGCTCAGACTTCTGCCACCGATAACACCTCTCCTCAAGGCAATCTCTCTGCTTATGGAGTTACTGCGTCCAAGTTCCATGGTTTCACCAAATCTTTCGTTGAACACGGCTATATTATAGGCTTCGTCTGCGCTCGCGCTGATTTGACCTATCAACAAGGTATCAATAAGATGTGGCTTCGTTCTACGGTATACGATTTCTATTGGCCGACATTCGCCCATCTTGGTGAACAGGCTATTGAACTTCGTGAAATTTATTCTCAAGGTACTGAAGCTGATACTAGTGTTTTCGGATATCAGGAGCGTTATGCTGAATATCGTTATAAGCCTTCGCAGATTACAGGTAAGTTCCGTAGCACTGTAACTGGTGGTAATCTCGACGTCTGGCACCTTTCGCAGTTTTTCAGAAATGCTCCTACTCTCAATGAGGAATTCATTACTGAAAATCCACCTATTGAGCGCATTATTGCTGTTCCCAGTGAGCCTGAGTTCTTGCTCGACATAGGCTTCAGTTATACCACAGTTCGTCCTATGCCTATGTTCGGTACTCCTGGTCTTGTAGACCACTTCTAAAGGAGCTGATTATATGTCTTGGTTGTCTAATACTCTAGGCAATATAGCTGGTTCTGTACTTGGTAGCTTAGGTTCTTCTGAAATTCAATCCAATTATAACGAGGAAGCTATTCGCTTACAGAACGAACTTAATGTTGAGAACTATAAGCATCGTTATCAGTGGGCTGTTGATGATATGCGTGCCGCTGGTCTGAATCCCATTCTTGCTGCCACCAATGGCATAGGCGGCTCTATAGCAGGAGCTTCTGCAGGCACCATTGGCATGTCTGACATAGGTGCCAATATGAACTCTGCTCGCAGTGCCAGTGCCGCTGAACGTCAGGCCAAGAATGCCGAACATCTTGCCGGATCGCAGATTGATAAGAACGCCGCAGAAGCCGATTCTGTGCGTCAGCGGACCCATGGTATAGTCCTTGAGAATGGTATTCTCGCAAATGATTTGAATCTTAAAGAGCAGACTTATGAAAAACGTCTTGGTTATGAGCTTCAACGTATGGATCAGGAGCTTCAGAATTTAAGGCTTCAAGGATCCTATCTTTCTTCAGGCATACTCTCTAATATAGCTTCAGCTAATCAATCTAATTCTGCCGCGGGCTTCGCGGCCCAAAATGCTCGTCTTTCGAAGCAGGAAGCTGATTTCTATGATTCATTAGGCGTTGGCAACTCAGGCCTTGGTCATATTCTTCGTGGCATTGGTTATCTATTCAAATAAGGAGTGTATTATATGTCTAACAAAACTACTATGATTCTTACGTTCATCGTCACAGTTGTTGTCCCATTCATTCAGGAATTTGTGGACTTGATCGAAGCATTGAAAGGTCGTTCTACTGCATCTACTCAGCTGGTCAGTCAAGTCGCATCCGACTTTTCGCACGATGTTGACAAACTTGTTGAGCCAGTTTCCAATAAGAGCGATTCTAAAAAAACTAGCCGTTTTTTCGGTTCCTGGAGGGACGCTAGATGAGACGTCGAAAATTGTCTAAACGAGGTTCTCGCCGTCTATTTCGGCGCACTTCCAGATCTCGTCGTAAAAATTTCAAAAGAGTAGGACGAGGTGGATTTAGGATTTGACATTCTGATTTAATCCTGATACAATCGGTACAGGTGATTAATATGGTATAGATCGGAAGAGCACACGTCTGAACTCCAGTCACACTGATATATCTCGTATGCCG